TATGTGGTTCCCCATCGAGCACGGCAAGACCACGCAAACAAAGACCAAGCTATGCCGCTTGCTCGGGCAACACGGCACCCGGCAGTACGCGTACGTCTCGTCGAAACAGAAACAGGCGCGCAAGGTGGTACGCTCGGTCAAGAACGAGATTGACGGCAACGCGAAGTTGCAAGCGGTGTACCCCCGACTCAAGGCCGCGCGCAACGTCAACGACGGGTCGCTCGTCGAGTGGGGTAGCACGGCCATCACGGTCGCCGAGAAACCCATCGGGGTCAACGACCCGTCGCTCGCGGCGTACGGTCTCGACGGCGACATTCTCGGCTCGCGTCTACACGGTGTCATCATCGACAACGGCCTAGACAAAAAGAACACGCGGTCGGGTGGCTTGCGTGAGTGGGCGCGCGAGGTCATCGAGGACGAGATAATCGGGCGCGTGCACAAGGGCGGGTTCGTTTGGATTCTCGATACCGCGTGGCACGACGACGACTTCATGCACGAGTTCGAGCGCAAGGGCTGGCCGTCTGTCAGGCTCGACGCCACCAAGGACGTCGACGGCGGCCCGGGCCCGCTGTGGCCGGTGCACTTTCCGCAGGACCGGCTAGACGACCGGCTCGCCGAGCTCGGCCCCACCGCGTTCGACCGGCAGTACAAGAACAAGCCGTTGAGCGAGTCGATGGACTATTTCAAAAAAGTGTTCTGGCAAGCGGCCCTCGGTCGTTGCTTGTGGCGTGACCGGTGGGTCGACCCCCCACGCGGCACCGAGCTACGCACCGGTGTCGACCTCGCCACACGCAAGGGCGAGACGAACGACGACACGGCGTTCTGTACCATCGTCTCGAAAGGGCACCGGCGGCAGATCATCAACCTGCAAGGTGACAAGCTCAAGGGCACCGAGATCGTGCGGCACATGGTGGCCATATACCGGGCTCTCCACGCCCCGGTTAACCGGGCGGGTGGTAACGCGAAGTTTGTAGTTGAGGACAATGCCGCTCAAGTTTACATCGTGCAGATGATGAGAGACGCCGCGATTTTACGGGCCCTCGGCTTGACACCCGATGAGGTTAGTGATATACGAGTGGTAGGCCGAACCACTACCGCAGTCAAGCGCGAGCCCGAGTTGGGAATACAGGGCCTCGCCTCCGCTCTGGAAACAGGGCGTTACGACATCGCAGACCACGAGGATATGAGCAAGCTGTACAACGACGTGCGCGTCTGGACACCGGACGCCGACCACTACGGCGATTACTTGATGTCGTGGTGGGTGGGTGCGAGCGACTTGATGAGCACCAAGGCGGGCTCGAAGGTCACCTTTATCTAGGAGCGGGTTTATGTTCAAGCTGTTCGGCCGTGGCGACGGGTCCATCAACAAAGCGTTGCGGGTCGTCGAGCATCAGGAGAGCCGCGAAAAGTTTTTCGACCTGTCGAGTCTGTTCCTCAACGGCGACGAGCTACCGTTGTACGGTAGCGGGTCCGACCTCGCCTACGAGAACTCATGGGTGGCTTACTCGTGCATCCGTCGGCTCGCGCAGGATGCCGCCGGTGCGCCGCTCTTGTTCCTGACAGACCCCGGTGACCCCGAGAGCGAGGTGCCCGTGACGCACCCGACGCGCCGGATGTTCGAGCGTCCCAACCCCCTGTTCTCTGGTCTTGAGTTTATCGAGTGGCTCGTCAACACGCTCAACCGGCGCGGCGAGTTTTTTATCATGTTCGACAACGAAATACGGCCGACCATGATGTACGGCCACAGCGACCCACGACACTGGCGTGATATCCAAGAGAACGGCGTGTTGCTCGGGTGGGAATACCGGCACCAAGGCGTCGAGCGCAAGTACCTCCCCGATGAGGTGGTGCACCATCGGTTCATCAACCCCGGCCGACCGTACCGAGGCTTACCACCGGCCAACGCCGTAGCTGATGCGCTCAAGACGCACACCGGGGCCGACGCCCTCACGCGCAACATCGTCGAGCGTGGTGGTGAGAAGGCCATCGTATACCAAGCCGAGAACGACCTCACCGACTACCAACGCGAGCAGACGGTGCAAGCCTTGCGCGCTCGCCACGCCCAACGGAACCAAGTCGGCCGTGACGTGCTCTTGCCCAACGGTGTCAAACCCATCGACCCCAAGTTCATCGACGACGACCTGCGACTGCTCGACACGTCGGCCGCACAACCGGATAAGATTTGCGCGGCGTACGGCGTGCCCAAGTCTCTGCTCGGGTTCGAGGACATCGACAAGTTCGCCACGTTCACCGGGCGCAAAAAGATGTTCTACACCGACACCCTGATACCGATGATGGCCGGGGTTGAGGCGGCGTTCGACCGGATGTTCGTCGAGACGTTGCCGTCGGTGTACAAGTGTTACGTGCGTTTCAACTGGGGCGCGGTCGCCGCGATGCAAGAGGACACGGGCGACCGGTTCGCCGTTGCGGGCAAGGCCGTCAAGGACGGGCTACCTTGGGCCGTGGCCAACGACCGGTTCAACCTCGGGCTCGACGTCGACGCGATACCCGGGGCGCACACTGTCATGGTCAACTCGATGCTCGCACCCCTCGACCGACTGTTAGAAGAGTGGACCGCGCCGTCGTCCTCTACTCCTGCCGACGGCGCACCGAGCGAGGCGGCCCCCAAGGGCGAAGGGAACAAGGCCGCCTCGCTCACCAACGCGCTCATAAAGCGGCGCGCCGGTAACACGCGCGACCGGGTACAGCGGGCGCAACGACAGGCCAAGCGCGAGCGCGCGTTCGCTGGTGAGTGGAAGGCGTTACTAACCCCAGCGATGAACGAGGCGGTGCGCGCGGTCAAGGACGTGACAACCGAGGCCGGGGCCAAGGCCGCCATCAAGAGCGCGTTCAAAGGGCTCGGCAAAAAGGCGGGCAAGCTCGCCAACAAGTACCACGAGCTCGCCGCGCTTGAGGGCGAGGTGTCCATCGTCGAACTCATCGACGGCAAGATGGGCGACAGCGACGCGGCCATGTACAAGGCCGTGCACAAGTGGCGGCCGGGTGTCGAGGCGTTCATCAAGACGCGCGAGAACTTTATAGTGGGCCTCGTCGATGACGACCTGTTCGACGACATCGTGCAACACACGGTGCGCTCGGTTAAGGACGGCGTCGAAGGCCAACAGCTACAACACGTCGTGCGTACACGGTGGCACTCGGCACCCGGCGGTATCAACCGCGCCACCACAATCGCGAGGACCGAGACGGGTACCGCGTACAACATAGCCCGGTTCACCGAGATGAAAGGGCAAGGTTTCGCCAAGCACGAGTGGCTCACGGCGGGCGACGAGGTCGTGCGCACACCACCCGACAGCGAGTTCGACCACGCGGCGTGCAACCACGAGGTGCGCCCGGTCGAAGGCGACGACAACAAGTTCTCGTGCGGGCTCGCGTATCCGATGCAACAAGTCGGGCAAGCGGGCAACGTCATCAACTGCCGGTGCGAGACGATACCGGTTATCGACGAAAGGGCTTGACGTGATTATCGAACAGAGCAAGGAACACGGTGGGCTCATCGGCATCAAGTCGATGGAAGTTGACCCGACGCACGTGGTCAAGGTCGACGGCGACACCGGTGATATACGGTTGCTCGTGAGCACCGAGGCCATCGACAGCGACGGCGACGTGGTGCACCAAGGCAAGACCAAGCACGGTGCCGGGTGGGTCGTCAAACGATTCAACGGTGCGCCGGTCATCACGTGGTCGCACGACATGAGGATTCCGAACCTGTCGGGCCCGAGGACCAAGGCCAAGGTCGGGGCCATCGTCGGCACCGAGGCAACCGGGCGGCGCGGCCTACACCTCGACCCGTTGCAGTTTGACGAGGGCGACCTCTTCGCTATGGAACTCGACGGCAAGATGCGGCGCGACGTGCTAAAGGAATCTAGCGTCGGGTTTCTCATCCGCGAGTACCAACCGCGCGTGGTCGAGGGCAAGCGGGTCGGCATGGACATATACGAGCAAGAACTCGTAGAGACGGCCATCGTCAACCGAGGGGCGAACCCCGAGACGGCCACGCTCGCCAAATCCATGCTCGTGCGTCTCGGCCATACGGTCGAGGACGCGGGCGACCACGAGGTCAAAGAATTGACCGGTGAGCTTGACAACCT